ACTTCCCGGTACGGTTCAACACATCGCTGCCCATCGGCCAGGATTTCCCCGGCTATCGCTCGGTCGATGGCATCGAACTGATGGAGCTGATCAACCCATGAGGCCCCAGATCGCCCCGCACGAAACCCGTGCCATCTGCCTGCGCATCGAATGCCTGAATGGCACAGTGGTCCGCGTTACCCGCTTCCCAAAAGACCTGACCATGAGCAATGGCCAAGTCTATCTCACCGGATCGGGCTACGACTTCACCGGCTACGTCGCCACCGCCTCGCTGTCGCCATCGGCGATTGACATGGATGGCTTCCTCGGTTTCGCCGGGGTAACGGCCAGCATGATTTCTTCCGGTGTTTTCGATGGCGCCCGCTGCTACCTGTTCGCCTGCGATTTTCTCGCTCCGGTCGAAGACTATGAACCCATCGTTGCCAGTTTCCTCGGCAAGACCAACCTCGAGGACGATCACTACAAGATCGAGGAAATGGCACTGGTCGATGCCCTCAACCAGTCATTCGGCAAATCCTACACGGCCCAATGCCCCAAGACGTTCGGCGGCCAGGAGTTTGCCGGCTGCAAGGTAGCGCTCGGCCCCCTGACCGTGACCGGCACCCTGACCGCCGTGAGCAGCGCCCAGCAATTCACCGACTCGACACTGATCTCGCCCGCCGATTATTTTGCCCTGGGCAGCATCCAGTTCACCAGCGGACAGAACGCCGGCCTCAAGCCCCTGGAGATCCGCGTTTTTTCGCTCGGTGGACAGATCGAAACCTTCGAGCCGTTCTACTACACGCCGGCCGTCGGAGACACCTACACCATGATCCCCGGTTGCCGAAAACGGCGCGATGAAGACTGCCGCGACAAATGGAATAACGTCATCAACTTTGGCGGATTCAAGGAAATGCCGGTGAGCAGCACCTACTCGCAGATGGGGTCACGATGACACCGGACCAGATCATCGCCGCCGCCCGCACCTGCCTGAAAACGCCTTTCGTCCATCAGGGCCGGCTGCCCGGCGTGGCCCTCGATTGTGCCGGCCTGGTTGTCGCCGTCGCCCGCGCCCTGGAGATCGATCACCTCGATTTCCCCGGCTATGGCCGGCGTCCGGCCAACGGCCAGCTCAAGGCGGCGCTCGACGCCCAGCCGGAACTTCGTGAGGTTTCGGCCTCGGCCATCCTGCCGGGCGACATCCTGCTCATGGCCTTTGAGCGCGAACCGCAGCACCTGGCCATTTATGCCGGCGCCACCCTGATCCATAGCTGGGCCGCGCCGGGCGAGGTCTGCGAACACGACTTTTCCGAAATCTGGCAGCGCCGCACCATCGCCGCCTACCGCTTTGTCGGGGTTGTCCATGAGCAGTAATACCAGCACCGGGCAATGGCTTGGCTATGTCGTTGGCGCAGTGGTCGGTTATTTCACTGGCGGGGCGTCCTATGTTGCGATGGGCGCCGCTCTTGGCGGGGCTGTCGGCGGGGCCATAGACCCGCCCAAAGGCCCGAAGCTGACCGGCCCGCGCCTCTCCGACCTGTCCCAGCAGGGCGCCAGTTATGGTGTGCCGATTCCCCGCGTCTACGGCAGTGTCGCCCTCTCAGGGAATATTTTCTGGATCGAAAACAACGCCCTCAAGGAAACCAGTCACACCGAAGGCGGCGGCAAGGGTGGCGGCGGCCCGGAAACGACGACATACAAATACTCGGCCACTTTCGCCCTCGGCCTGTGCGAAGGGCCGATCATTGGCGTGCGGCGCATCTGGGTTGGCGGCAACCTGATCTATGATGCCGGCTCGGGTGACATCGGCACGCTGCTGGCCAGCAACGCCTCGGGCAGCGGCTTCCGCGTCTATCTCGGCAGCGAGACGCAGATGCCAGACCCGCGCATGCAGGCCACGGTCGGCGTGGCCAATACGCCGGCCTATCGCGGCCTGGCCTACATCGTCTTCGAGGATTTCGACCTGACCGATTACGGCAACACCCTGCTCGGCGCCCAGATCAAGGTCGAAGTCCTGGCCTCCGGCACCAGCGGCTCGGTCAGCCTGATCAATCAAAAGACGCTGACCGGCACGCCGCGCCCATATGGTTCGACATCGCTCTATTGCAGCACTGACGGAATCCTGTCGATTTATCGCAATACGGCCGGACTCGGCTCTTCGGGGCCATGTGTCGTCATGCGCTATGCCCCGGCCGATCAGGTCGAGATGTTCCGCCGAACCGTTACCCCGGCCAACAACTTGATCCATGTCAATGGCTGGGCCGACACGCCGATCTCCGTTTTCATGGATAACGACGGCACGATCCGCCTCATGAACGAGTATGGCGTGCCGTATTTCACCACGGCGACAACGGCCGCCACCGGTTCAGAAAGTGCCCAGGTCAGCAATTATCACGGCCGTCAGGATAAGAAATACCTGTGCACCGAGTTTTCTGCCGGAGCAACGACGGTCATTCGCAATCTTGTCGATGGCACCACGCCATTGATCACCGATGCCACCAGCCTGCATGGCCGCGTAACAGATATGTTCATCGGCCAGAACAATTTTTACACCATCACCAGCTTTCCCAAACTGGTCTGCTACGACCACTCATGGGCTGAGTTGTGGTCGGTCAGCCTGGCCGGCCAGGGAATTACAATTACAGATGCCGTTGGCGGGGCCGACCCGATTATCCGGGAGCGCTCTCCTGGTATCGTCGTGCTGGCTTGGGATAACAAATTCTGGTCGGTATCGCAGTCCGGATTTACCTATCTCGGCCAGGCCACCGGGTTCGCCCCGGGCTACGAACGACACGGCGGCGATCACCTGATCTGGCCGCTGTGGATACATTACAGCGCCAACGAAAACAAGGTTTCGACCATCCGGCTCGACTCACTGTCGAATGCCGTCGTTCCCTTGTCAAACATCGTCCGCGACGAATGTCTGCGGGCCGGCGTGCTCTCCCTGTCCGACCTCAACACGACCAGCCTGACCGATTCGGTGCGCGGCTACCGGGTATCGGAAACCGGTGCGCTGCGGGCAGCCATTGACCCGCTGCAGGGCGCCTGGCCGTTCGATGTCATCCAGTCCGGCTACAAGGTCAAATTCGTGCGTCGCGGTGTCGCATCATCGCTGGCGACGGTTCCAGCCGCCGACCTGGACGCCCGGCGCGGCGGGGATAAACCCGGAATTCGCCTGTCGGTATCCCGCGAAATGGACATGCAGTTGCCGAGCAAGGTATCGGTGACCCATCTCGATTATAGCCGCGAATACGATATCGGCGAGCAGTACGCCGAGCGCTTGAACCTGCCGTCGTCGAACGCCAAAAAGATCGAGATGCCGATTGTCCTGACCGCGGGCGAGGCGGCCCGGCTGTCGGAAATTCTGCTCTACATGTACTGGCTTGAGCGCCAGGATGTCCAGTTCTCCATGCCGCCATCCTACCGCTGGCTTGAGCCGTCCGATGTGATTACCGTCGATGACGGAGTCAAATCCCGCGATCTGCGCCTGACCCAGATTTCCTACAGCGCCGAAGGGCCGCTGGCAGTGACGGCCAAGCCATCGGCAACCGGCCCTTATACCAGCTTTGCCATCGGCGAAACCGGAACCCTGCCATCCGGCACCATTTCCAGCCGTGGCCCGACAGCCATGGCCCTGCTCGATATTCCGCTGCTCAGTGACAGCTTCGACGTTCCAGGCTATCCGGTAGCCTTGTCCGGTTACCTGCCGGGCTGGGCAGGGGGCACACTTTACCGCTCAGACGACGGCGGCCAGACCTGGCTGCCCAGCAACGGTTTCGCCCGCTCATCGGTGATGGGTGTAGCCCTGAGCAGCCTGTCCAGCCCGGCCGACCACCGTCTGATCGATTTCGCCGGGGCGCTCAACGTCCGGCTGTTCAGCGGTACTCTGTCATCGATCAGCGAAGCCCAGATGCTCAACGGCTACAACCACTTCGCCTATGGCGCCGACGGTCGCTGGGAGATCATCGCAGCCCGTACCGCAGCCCTCCAGGGTGACGGCAGCTACATCCTGACCGACCTGTTGCGCGGTCGTTTCGGCACCGAATGGGCCAGCGGCCTGCACGCTACCTACGACACCATCGTGCACATGGACCCGGCCACCTTGCAGTTTGCATCGGCCAGCCTCAATCAGATCGGCCAGCCGAAAACCTACCGGGCGATCAGCAACGGCGCCACCCTCGATTCCGAGCAAAACACCGCGTTCACCTACACTGGCGTCAATCTCGAATGCCTGTCGCCGGTCTGGCTCAACGGCAACCGCCACCCGACGACCAGCGACTGGTCGCTGTCCTGGGTCCGCCGCACACGTACCGGAGGCGAATGGCGCGATGCCGTCGACGCCACGCTCGGTGAGGCCAGCGAAACCTACGAGGTCGAGATTTATTCGAGCGCTGCCTACACCACGCTCAAGCGCACCCTGACCGGTCTGTCGTCACCAACCGCAGCCTATACCAGCGCCCAGCAGGTCACCGATTTCGGCAGCAACCAGGCAACGCTCTACGTCAAGGTCTATCAACTCTCCGTCAATGTCGGCCTGGGCTACCCACTGACCACCAGCATCACGAGGTAACTATGAGCAATTCAACCATCACCTTCGACGCCATCATCCAGTCCCAGGCTAGCAAGGAAGTGACAGCCAACGCCCTCTTCGACGCCCTCAGCCCGGCCAGCCTCTACGGACGCCGGCAATCGACATCATCCGGCCTGACCTGGGGCTATTACGGCGGCAACGTCCTGGTCAATGGCGTGCTGACCCAGATTGCCAATGGCACTCTGACCCTGACCGCCAACCTGACCAATTACATCGAGGCCGAGCCGACTACCGGCGCCGTGTCGTCCAACACCACCGCCTTCACCGCTGGCTGCACGCCGCTCTATACCGTGGTGGCCGGTGCGGCTACGGTGAGCAGCTATACCGACCACCGCCTGGCCGTGCCCGATGTGACTGGCCGGCTGGTCAAGGCCATTTCCGACGCCAATACAACGCTGAGTTTTGCCGAGGTCCGCAACCAGATCATCGAGATCACCGGCACCCTGACCGCCGCCCGCAACATCACGCTGCCCCTCAAGCCGCGCCAATGGACCGTATTCAACGGCACGACCGGCGGCTTCGGCCTGCAATTCATCGGGGCGACCGGCACCGGCATCACCGTCGCCGCCGGCAAGCGGGCCATCGTCTATTCGGACGGCACCAACATCGTGCGGGCTACCGCCGACATCTAGGTTTTACATCGCATCGGCCCCGCAGAGGGCAGAAAGGAATAAAAATGCCGGAAAAGGTCATTGGATATCTTGAGCAGATCGGCAACGCGCTGCTCTTTTCCCTGGTCGGCATCAGCATCGGCCTCGGCCAGCTGCTCGCCTCCGGCGAAGCCCTGACCGCCCGCATCATCATCGGCCGAGCCCTTTCCACCGGCGGCATTGCCATGGCGGCCGGCGCCGTGCTGGTCTGGGTGCCGGATGTACCCATGCTCGGCCAGATCGGTGTCGCCGCAGCCCTGGCCAGCCTGGGCACATCCGGCCTGGAGCGGCTGTTCCAGCGCCTGATCGCCGGGAGGGCAGGCTGATGAGCGCCGGCCTGCTGTTGATCGTCGTCGGCGTCATCATCGCCCTGATCGGCGCCCGCAGCGTGGCCCATGAGCGCCATGGCCGCGACCGTTCGGATGATTGCCAATGACCATAGACCGCCAGCTCTCCCGCCACTTCACGCTGCACGAGGCGATTTTCAGCCCGACTGCCACCCGGCTGCGCCTCGGCAACGTGCCCGACGCCAAGCAGTTCGCCGCCATCCGCCGGGCGGCTGACCGCCTGGAGCGCGTCCGAGAAATCCTCGGATGGCCGATTATCGTGCATTCGTGGTTCCGCTCCCTCGAACTCAACAAGGCCGTCGGCGGCACGCCGAGCAGCGCCCACCTGCTAGGCCACGCCATCGACTTCCAATGCCCGGCCTATGGCACCGTCGGCCAGGTCTTCGAGGCCATCCGTGAGTCGGGTATCGCCTTCGACCAGTTGATCGTCGAATGGCCCGATTCGCCCGGCGGCGGCTGGGTGCACATCTCCTTCGACGAGCGCCTGCGCGGCCAGTGCCTGAGCTTCGATGGACTGCGCTACCGGAGCGCAGCATGAACCCGCTCGCCCTCATCCCCGTCGAATACCGCTTTACCGCCCAGATCGTCGGCATCGTCGCCCTCGGCCTGGCCCTGATGCTCGGCTACTACCGCCTCACCGCCTATCACGAGGCCATCGGCTACCAGCACGCCGTCGATGTCTTCGCTGCCCAGTCGCACCGCGCCGAAGTGGCAGCCCGGGCGCAGGAAAAAACCATGAATGACCAGATCAGAAAGGCCGAAGATGATGCCGCCGAACGTGAAAAACGCCACAAGGTCGAGCTGGCTGTGGCTCAGTCTCGCTATGTCCGGATGCGCGACGACTATGCCGCCCTCCGTGCCAACCTGTCCGGCCTTTCCGCCGCCGCCTGCGCTGCGACAGCCGATGCCGCCCTCGACGTATTCGAGCAGTGCAGCGCAGAGCTTGGAGCGCTGGCACAAGCAGCTGATGGCCACGCCAGCGATGCCCAGACCCTGACCGACGCCTGGCCGAAATAATGGACAACTGCCTGACCTACGCCCTGCGCACCTGGCGCTTCGGTCGGGCAAGCGACCACCTGGTCATCCGAAAAAGCCACTGGGGCTGGTTCCCGCATTTCGCCGTGATCTTCGAACTGGCCGATGGCAGCCTGGTCAAAAAGGAATATGTCCCCATCAAGCCCCGGCCGCGCTGGCTGCCGCCGCTGTTTTTCCATGGGCTTGAGAAAACGACCGTTTACCGCAGAGAGGAGATCATCGATGCCCGACAAGGTAACTGACCTGGCCGCCTGGAAGGCTGCCCACCCGCCGGCCGTTCGTACCGCCGACGCGATGATGCGCTGCTGGTGGAAATGGGCTTCAATGGTTTTCTGGTGGCCATTCCTGCGCTGAGGCCCCCTCAATGAGCCGGCCGCTCTTGCGATCGATGACCAGTTCCCGGCTTCCACCGCCCTTGGCCACCAGCAGCACATCGACGACCTGGCCGGCCGGGTCAAGACCCATGCCGCGCGAATAAATCACGATCCGCTCGAAAGTCTCGGCGAACAGCCGCCGCGTCTTGAGACGCGCCCCGTAATCCATTGCCTCGACGCCGCGCTGCAGTTCCGCCCAGGCCTCGGCGGCGGCCGGCGTCTGGTTGCGACCGGCCGCCATCAGCCGCTGCTCGATGGCCTTGACCTCCGACGCCACCGCTTCGCGCTCGGCCTCCAGTTCGCGGGCCTTGCGCACAAAGGCCAGCGGCGTGTCGCCGGCGTCGGCCGCCAGCATGATCTCTGTCATCCGGGCCATGCGTCCATCCACCTCGGCCAGCTTGCGGCGCTCGCCGGCCAACATCTTGCGCAACGTCGCCGCCTGGCTGCCCTGGCCGTGGAGCAGGGCGCTCAGGTTGATCTGGTCGGCGCACCAGGTCATGATCGCCCGCTCTACAGGCCCGGCGGCGCAGGTCGCCGGCATCGGGCACGAGCGCCGCGCCGCCCGGCAGGAGCAGAGCAAGCGCCGGCTGCCTTCGGCCAGCGTGCCGTCCTGGCGCGTGCGGGTCGTCACGTTGTTGGCCACCATGGCGCTGCCGCAGTAGCCGCAATAGGTGATGCCGATGCCGGTCAGGATGCCGGGTATCTTGCCGACCGCCGTGCCAGTCCTCGCCCGCTGGTCCATCAGCAGCTGCAGCTCGGCGAATTCGGCGGCGCCGAGCAGGGCCGGGTAATAGCCCGCCAGCCGGTAGGTCTCGCCATCCATACCGAGCACCTTGACGCCCATCAACGCCGGGTTGCGGATCGTCCGGTAAATCTGGTTAGCGTTCGGTGGGCCATCGCCCAGCTGCAGGCCTTCGGCGATCAGCGCGTCACCGATCCGCCGGTTTCCCCATCCCTCCCGAAACAGCGCGATGGCCCGCAGGATTCCCGCCTGGCGCTCCGGCACAATCGACCAGGCACCGTCGGCAAAGCGCAGCCAGCGCGGATGCCGCCCCAGCCGGCTGGCCAGATCCTGCCGGCCGCCAGCCCACGCCTCGCAATGCCGACGAATCGCCGCCTTGACCCGCTTGCTCTTGGTCTCCGACTCCTCATGGGCTCGGATCATGACCAGCAGCGAATGCACCAGATCCATCGGCGTCGCCTTCAGCGCCTCGCGGTTGTAGCGCTTGCCGTCGCTCGCCGTCACTACCGTGATATCGGCATTGATGATCTGCGCCAGCTGCGCCTGGGCCAGGATCGGCTCGGCCCGCGACAGCCGGTCAAGCCCCTCGACGATCAGCACCGACCCGGCCGGAATACGGCCCTCCTGTGCCGCCACCAGAAACACCCCAAGCGCCCCGGCCTTGACGTGCCGCTGATGGTAGGCACTCAACCCCTCATCGCGCATCGTCAGCGACTCGTCGAGCACCATCCCATTTTCGGTAGCCCATCGCCGGGCATATTCAAGCTGCCGATCGATACTGCTCCCGGTGCCCTGGCGGGCGCTGGAAAAGCGGAGGTAGCTGTAGACATGTGACATGGGCAGCGATTCTATTCCGAGTCACGGGCGATGTGTACACGACGATGCGTTTAGCCAGCCGATTGCATCGCTGTGTACACGTTTTACGGCGCCGCGTCTTTTCCGCGTTTTTCGCGGAAATGCGCTCGCTGCCGGCGAATTCGGCTGCTGCTGAGATAGATGATGATGCCGCAGGGCAGGGCGCCGTAGAACAGAAACGAGATGATGCCGGCGACAACGCTGGGCTCATTGGCGGCGACTAGAATGGTGACGTAGAGCCAGCCGATGACGATGATGATGGCGATGGACATCGGCGAATTGTAATGAGAAAAGCCCGCACTGGGCGGGCTTGATGTGGTGCGATTACCGCTTAAATCCTGTCCAGCGGACTGACCACGCCGCGCCCGCCGCGGTTGAGGACGTGGGTGTAGATCATCGTCGTCGAGACATCGCTGTGGCCGAGCAGCTCCTGCACGGTGCGGATGTCGGCGCCGGTTTCGAGCAGGTGGGTGGCGAAGCTGTGGCGCAGGGTATGCGGGTGGGTCGGCTTGATGATGCCGGCGCGGCGGGCGGCATCGCGCACATGGCGCTGGATGGTCTTTTCGTGCAGGTGGTGGCGACGGATGACGCCAGAGTGCGGATCGGCTGAGTAGTCGGCGGCGGCGAAGACGTATTGCCAGCCGAACTCTTTGCCGGCGTTCGGATATTTTCGTTCCAGGGCGTGCGGCAGTTCGACGTCGGCCATGCCCTTGGCGAGGTCGACGTCGTGCATCTTGCGGCGCTCGGCCAGCCGTGCCTGCAGCGGCGTGATCAACGATTCCGGCAGGGGTACGACGCGATCCTTGTCGCCCTTTCCGCCGCGGACGACGATGGCCCGGCCGGCGAAATCGATGTCCTTGACCCGCAGGCGCAGGCCTTCCATCAGCCGCATGCCGGTGCCGTAGAGTAGCCTGATGACGAGGCCTGGCAGGCCGTCGACTTCGGCCAGCAGGGCGCGTGTCTCGGCTTGTGTCAGTACCGTGGGCAGGCGCTTCGACGGTTTGGCGCGGGTGATGCCGTCGAGCCATGGCAGGTCGATGCCGAGCACCTGCTTGTATAAAAACAGGATGGCGTGCATGGCCTGATTCTGCGTGCCAGCGGCAACGTCGCGCGCCGTGGCCAGGTGCGACAGGTAGGCTTCGACCTCCGCGGCGCCCATGTCCTGTGGATGGCACCGGCCATGGAAACGGATGTAGCCGAGAATCCAGTGGATGTAGGTTTTCTCGGTCGTCCGCGCGTAGTGCAGTACCCGGATGCGCTCGCGGACACGGTCAAGCAGCTTCGGCGGCTGATTGGCCGGCCTGGTGTCGCGTTCCGCGGCGGTGAATGTCGCGTTTTGTTCGATGACGGTCGTCATGGCGCGGTTCTCCGGGGTTGGTGGTTGAGTTTAACGACACTGAGGCGCGTTAACGCGACAGTGTCATGTCGTTGAATTTGAGTTAGCCGTCACCAGAACATGCCAGCGACGGATCCAGCATCAAGCCGCTAGGCGTTGCCGCAGCGCGTAGCCTTCCAGTTCCCACACCTTGTTCTTGGCGTTGTCGCGGGCAATCTTGCGCCCCAGTTCGGCGTCAAAGTTCTCGGCGCTGACGCAGGAGGATTCACCCGTAACCAGGAAGCCGTTTTGCAACGTCAAGACGCACACAGTCAGGCGACCGGAAAACACGGCGTATTCCTCGCCAGCCACGGCCATTTCAATGTCTTGCGGCGTCAGGCGCGGTGCCGTCAGCCCCTTTTCTTGGATTTCCTGCTCAATCGCTTGGTCGTTCATCTTGGTTTCCTTTGTGTCGCCGGGCTTCGTAGCGGGTAGCCGGCTAACCCGTCAATCAACCGGACGGCTTTCAGCCGCCGGTTATTTCTGCGTTATGCCTCACTCTTCGTCTTTCAGGTACTCCGGGGCCAGTTCCTTGAGCCATTCGTACCAAGTGGCGTCGGTCACGTTTTCCAGAAAGCTCCTGAGCGCGTCTAGCATTTGTCCTTCGCTCATAGAACAACCTATCTCTATTGCCAGCCTGCTAAACCGGACTGGCTGCATGTCCGTCACGCTTTCCACTGAAATGTTCACCTTTGCCATTTCCGTTCTCCGTAAGTTGGCGAGGCATAACCCCGCATTCAACCCGGACTCGCGGATAAGGCCCGCGAGCCGGTTAATTTAGACGTTATGCACCACTTCATCGTGTTCAAGCAGGGCATCTTTCAGCATCGCAATTTCACCCTCACGCAGCGCCAACTCTCGCCGCAGATCGGCAATTACTCGGCTCAGGCTTTCGCGGTCGTCATGCGTCCATCTAGCTTGGATGGCAAACGCACGCAGCTTGTCGTTTCCGCCTCGGCAAAGGTTTGCGGCAGTCTCGTAATCAAACATGCGTTCCCTCCTAGTTGCGTTGCATAACATTACGGTCGAGGCGACCTGTCGCATAAAGCCGCGCCAGTCGCCTCACCTCCAGCGTTGGTCGGCAGCATTGGTCGCCAGTGGGTATTGCCCTGCGGCGTGGCTACGCAGCCCATGCAGCGCAATACCCGACCCACGGTATTTTTGTGGCTGGCATTGCAGGTCTGACAGGTTTTCATGGTTGAGTACCAATCCCATGCGCCCGCTCAATGGCCCGTGCAAACGCTTCGGCATCTGTCGGGTGGTTGTGCAGCACGCTACCTGCTACCTCCACCTCAAGCGCCCTGATCTGCTTGCTCGTCAGCGGCTCGCGGTTGTTACCGTGGTCGGCCATCACAGACTGAGCCAGCGCCTCGCCACGCGTAGCCGCCGCTTTCAGGTCGGCAATCGCATAAATCGTCTGCTCCGGGTCGCCGCATCCGTCGTCGCCGATCCCGAGCGCCTTGTCAATCGCAGCCAGCGTACGCACTGCCTGTTCAAACATGCTTTTGTATTCGCTCATCAGATGTCCTGCCCGCAGTGGGTGCGCTGCGATTCGTCCCGCTCAGTTTCTTGCTGTCGCAGCTTTTGGTATTCGGGCAGCAGGTATGCCGCGTTTTCGCTGTGCATCACCCACACAATCAGTTTGTGCAAGTCCAGCGGCAGTTCAGGCGCTTCCATGTCAATGCTGCTTCCGCCAACTTTGGCGCGGTATCTGGCATTTGCAGTTTTCATCGTCGTCTTCCTATCCGGGCGCTGACGCCCAACAAATCATTCAACCCGGACTGGCCGAAAAGCCGGCCAGCCGGTTAATTCAGGCGTTGGCAGGCAAAAGCATGTCGCCCTGCACCGCCGTATCGCCAGCGCCGACTTTTGCGTCCTCAAACAGCCGTGGCTGTGCGTAGGCTTGCTCTATTCGGCGGCAGGCTATGTCAAAGTATTTGCGTTCGCGCTCGATACCGACGAACTGCAAACCCATCCTGGCGCATGCCACTCCGGTTGTCCCGCTGCCCATGAACGGGTCGCAAACCGTCCGTGCATCAGGAGCGAAGCTCAGGCACCATTCCATTAATGGCACAGGCTTTTGTGTTGGGTGTTCCTTGCCGTGTTCCTTGTTGCAATACTGAAAGTGCCGCAGGGCGCGGTCTAGGTTCGTCCAGGCCAGCTCGCCGTCCGAGAAGTCGCCGCCCATCAGCTTGTTCCAGTACAGCCAACCCTTTGAGGCCGGCAGCAAGTCGGCAAAGTAGTTGCCGCCCCAAATCACGACCGCGTCTGCCTTCTCCTGCATCAACCCGAATAGCCAGCTTGGCGGGCGCTCGCCATCCCACCCCATGCGCTCAAGCACGCGGTGGCCGCCGCCCTTGCGGTCGCGGAACCTGCCGCCATCCTCGCCAATGCCATAGGGCGGGTCCGTCAGCAGTAGGTCATGCTTCGGCAGCAGCGGCAGCACTTCGCGGCAGTCTCCGTGCCACAGTTCGCAATTCCCGATTGTCACTTTCTCAGCCATCATCACTCCGTTTTACGTTTTGCCTGCCAACCCGTCGCTCAAGCGGGACGCGCCGCGATAAAGCCGCGTCGCGCCCCTTAGCTATGCGTTAGTCGTCTGGTTTTCAGTGTCTCTAAACTCACCACAAACGTGGTCACGCAGCGTCATGATGTGGCCGGCACCGAGCGGAAGGCTAGAGCCTGTCACGCCGAGCATTGCAACGCGCTCAGAGCCAGACACAGGCGCAGTTCTGATGCACTCACCGGCCACCGAGTTGTACCACCGCCACCAGTCACAACCGGCGCAGCATGGCCCGTGTTGTTTGTAAAACGCATCAACAATGGCCTGCTTTCTCGCCAGCATGTCTAACTCTCCGTTGCAGGCGAAGCGGAACATGCCGCCGTGCCTTGGTTTAACGTCTGTGAGCCGCTCGCCTGAACTACGGCGTTAAGTGCCTTTCATCGCTGTGTCGAAATCAACAACTGCAGCGCCCTTAAAGCCTTTCGGGGGTTCCTCGAACGTAAGGTGCAGCGCGTTCTCTTTTAGCGGCATGCAAAACATCCAGTCATCAACCACCGTTTCGCATTGGTACTTTTCTGCGAGCTTTTGAACATTCCGCGTTTTCCCGCAAGCCTGCGGGCCATGAATGATTACTGTGTCTGTCATTTCCAATCTCCGTGCCGTGGCACTTAACCAGTCAATTAAGGCGCGACCTCGCTGACGCTCGGCCGCTTATTTCTATCGTTAGCGCCCACAAAGTTGAGCGTCATTACTGAACCAATTGCTGATCTTGATCGCCATGCGTCTGGCGTCATCGCTCAAAGGCTCTCCTGTGCAGTCCGTGAAGCGCGCCAAATCCCACAGCGCCTCGGCTTCCTCAAGCGTTTCGCACACAATCGATATTGGGCTAAATGTGGTTTCCTGCTGCATCATTTTCATTCTTCGCTTCTCCTGTGTTCGCTAACCCGTCGCTCAACCCCGTTCGCTTTGCTCACTGGACTCGGTCAAGCTGTGCTTGCCATCGCCGGTTAGCTTTGCGTTATCCGCTACCAGAAATCTTATGACCATCTGCAACGACGAACCCGGATGGATCAACATACACGTGCCCGCCATCAATAAGCTCACCGTTCACCCTGATCGTGCGCGGACCTCTGACATACACGCCATGCGCAACTAGGTAGGCATCAACAGCCACCGCCACTTCGTCTCCGGTAAGCTCAATATCTACCCCCGGTCCATATTCTGTCTTGCCGCTGCCATGCTTAATGTTCATGGCGTCTCCTCAAAATTTTCACATCTAAAAATCACTATGCTATGTGATTTGGCTGGTGAGCCCCACCAAAAACCCGAACATGCCCCTGCCCGACCAGGTAGTTTTTATAAACCGCGACCATCACGTTCCAGGCTTCTTTGGCCACGGCGTCGCCAGCGTCGATGATGTTGCCCTGGTCGTCGATGATGGCGATCCGGGCCGGGCGGCCATCGCGGGTGGTGACGGCGAAGGGTTCGAAGCAGCGGGCGCTCATGATGCTGTTGGCCAGCGTGCCGGTTTGCTGTTGTCCGGCGATCATGCGGCCTCCTTGATGCCCATGCGTTCGAGCTCGATGTTGATCATTTCGGTGTTGGCCGCATCGGTCAGGTCGCTGCGTTTGAACTTGATCAGCCGGTCTTCGCAGCGCTTGAGCAGGGCCAGCGCCTCGTGCACTTCCTTTGCTTCGAGCAGGATGCCGGCATCGAGTTTTTTGCTGATGCGCCGGATTGGCGTCAGGTCGAAGTCGGGCATCAGGCGCTCGATCAGGGCGACGAAGCCATTGGCGGCATGGTCGATTCGGGCAAAGTCGTTGTCGGCGTGGTTAATCCGCGTTATGGCATAGCCGCGGTAGGAATCGACCTCACCGGAGAGCATCTCGACGAAGGCCTTGCGGATCGGTGCCAGCCATGCCCGCGCCTGGGCCCGGGTCGGTGGCTTGTGTTTGCCGGCCTTGAATTGATCGCAGACGGCACGGTGGCGGCGTTGGATGCGGTTCATTTCGCTGCTCCCGCCTTCGCCTGCCGTTTGATTTCCCGCTCGAGCAGCTTGATGATGGTCACCCGCGGGCCGGCGCTGGTGCGCTCGTCGCAGAGCGAGGCTTCCAGCCGCTCGCGGTCGAACGGCCGGCCGTTGGTGTTGGCGCAGCGGATGGTCGAGTCGAGATCCTGGGCGCTGGTGTTGTTGAGGAGGTAGGACATGTTCAGCCGCCCATCTTGTGACGGGTGATGGTGGCGCCGTTGCCGAGCTGGGTGACGGTCTTGCTGCCGGCGCCGGTCAGGGTCGTGGTGGTGTTGCCGGGCAGGGCCGGCGGCGTGGGTTTGATCTGACCCGGAATAAAACCGGTGCCGCTGCCGTTGGTGATACGCATGTGGTCGATTTCGACTTTTACCGTGTTGACGATGCACTGGGCCACGTCGGTAACCGCCCGGGCGCGTTCGATGTCCATCGGGTTTTTCTTGTCGCGCAGGGCAGCCAGCGTCTCGAACAGGGTGCTGCGCAGGTCGTCTATGGTCTGGCTCATTTGGATTTTCCTTGCCGTTTGTTGATCTGGCGCTTGATGGCGCCCTGCAGTTGATAGAGCGAGGCGATTTCCGGGCCGTAGTTGTGCACGCTGTTTCGGCGCATGTTGTCGGCGCGGCTGATCAGCTCGAGGTTGTCGAGGTCGAAATTCATTTTGTCGCCGTCCTTGAAGGTGACGACATGGTTGTGCGGGATGTCTCGGCCAGCAGCTCGCCAGACAAGGTGATGGACCAGCACGAAATCACGGCGGGTGACGCCGGTGTCGGTCATCTTGCGTTCAAGGTAGCCGTCGGTTCTCAGGCGCTCGGTGCCGATCGGCGCCCAATTGACGGCGACCTGGCCTGGCTTGAAGCGGGTTTCGACCGAGCGGCCGCCCGGGCTGTAGTGCTGGCCCTTGTTCCAGGGCTCTTCGCCGGCCTTGAACTGGCTGCGCCGCCCGCCGTGATTGGGGTCGGCCATGGCCTTTTCGGTCATATCGGAGATGGCCTCTTTCGTCTTGCGCAGCCCGATGGCCCAGGCTTTGGCGAGCACCATGGTGCGGCTACGGCCAAGGCGGGCGCCGATGTCGGCCGAGCGCATCCAGGGGTAGAGTTCGCGCAGGATGGCGATCTCTTCCGGCGTCCAGTATTGGGGGGAGCGGCCGGTTTTCACAGCTGCGGATCCCGTAAGAGCAGGTCGAGACGCGCTAGCGCATTCCAGGCCGCGTGTGCGGCATGGAGCAGCCCGGTATCCGGGTCGAATTCCTCGCCGGTGGCCTCGCGCAACAGGTGGCGCAGCATGGCATCCGTGTAGCGCTGCTCGCCATTCGACACATCAACCCAGCCGTTGTCGGTGTATTTGTTGGCGCCATAGGTGCCAACCCGGCCCACCTCTTGCAGCGCCCGCGAAAATCCGAATATCACCAGCCCCAGCCGATTTTTTCCGGCGTCCAGCTTCGCCCCGGGCTGGTTTGGTGCCAGGCCAGTGGGGTCGGTTTCGATCTTCATCATTCTGTTTCCTCCGAAAATCCTGCCATCGGCAGGTGCATGACCATCAGTTCCGAGCTGCAGGCGCGGTGCATCGGGGTGATGGCCGGTTGGTCATGGGGTAGGGTCAGGTAACGGGCGCAGTCGTCGGCCCGGTGGCAGGTGTCTCCCTGGTAGAGTCCGGCCCCCAGGCAGCGTTGCCATTCGGGCGGGATGGGCAGGCTGGGCGGTTGCTGTTTCATTGCCCGCCGCTCCGGTGAAAATTCTCGATCTGCTGATGCAGGGCGGCGATGGTTGATGACTTTTCGTCGAGCAGTTCTTCGAGCAGGCCGATGTAGGCATGGGCCCGGCGCAAATCCCAGCGCAGGGCAGCCGTCTCGACAGAGCACAGCGCCGCCGGCGAATCATCCGGCTTTGCTGGCTCGATATCGGCCGCGCCCTTGCCCGAGAAACGACTTGCAAGGGAGGTGGCGCAATGCGCGGCGGCCGGGGTTATATCCCCACTCCCGGCTTGGGTTGTCGCAAATGGGGTCATTTGATGAGCACGATGTAGGTGATGGTGGCGCCGGCCAGGCTGCACAGCGAGCAGGCGATGGCAAAGACCAGCCCGGCCATGCGGTGCTCGGCTTCTTCGCGCTCCTGGCGCATGAGGTTGGTGAGCGAGTCGGACATGATCAAGCCATCGACCAGGTACGCCGCTGGCCAACCGGCAGCGTCGCGTTGTACTCGCCACGCAGGCGGGTACGCTCGGCGCGGGTGACATGGCGGGCAATCTCCATGCGGCCCAGCGTCAGCGGACAGCGCACCATCTGCATGGCCTTGGTGGTTCCTTCTATCTGGATATCCAGGGCGAAAATAGCCAGCCACAGACCGGCGCGGCGGATGAGGTTGAGGAGGCGGTTCATGCGGCCTCCGCGTCGAATATGCCGTTTGTTTTGTTGGCGTAAGCCCGGTATTCTTCAGCGGCTTCCGGCATGGCGGCCGAAGCAAACTCGAGGAATTTGGCCGCTGTCATTGATGGCTGAACATCAACCAGCTTACTCAATGCACTGATCATCCAGTAGGCCGCGTCGCTTGATTCGCCGGCTACCTGAATGAGCAGTTGATTCGCGAGTGATTTTGCAGTCTTCGATGCCGCTACCGCATGTTCGGACGCGTGTCTTGCCTCTGTGGCTGCCAACCCGGCCATGCAGTCAAGCCGCGCAACTTCTCGGCGGTCGACCGCCACTATCGCGCCAATTCGCTCGTTGCAATAGGGTTTTCTGGCGCACCACGCGGCAAATTCTTCATAGCTCCGGAAGACGTATTGCTTGCAACCCTTGCTGGGTCGGTAGGCAATGATCAGAAGTTCCGGGGCGGTTGTTGTTTGGGTCGTTGTCATGCGGCCTCCTTGAGTACGGCTTCCGGCTCCATGTACATATGGAGCGGCACATCGAAACCCTGCAGCGTGATGATCGACGTGACGTCGCTTCCCGGGTTGTGCGGACCTTCTGAAACCACAGTCAGGCCCATGGAGCGAAGCGATTTCCTGACCTGGTCGTGGTTGTCAAGAACCAGCACGCGGACATTGGTTTCGCCGCATCCATGGACGGTTATGCAGCCCGCCGCCGGCCGCATATATTCTCGTTCGCCGACGGCGGCGCATATTTCAGCGGCCAGCGCTTCGGCCTCGGCAATGCGGCCACGGGCAGCGATCAGGCCTTTTTGCTTGCGCGCCGCTTCTTCTTTGATCTCGATCATGTTTTTTTCGAACAGGTTCATGGTCAGTCCCTCCGGTTATTGAGACGCATGTTGAAAACCGCGCAGCCGGTCCAGATGAGCAGCAGGGCGGATGGTTTGCCGATGCTGCCCGGGCCGTAGGCGGCGAGCAGGGAGCCAGCGACGACGTAGATCGTCGGCAGCCATTCGTAAATTCGGGTGGGTAGCCAGTTCATGTCAGGCCACCGTGGTCAGGCGCTGTACGAAGCGGCGCAGGGTTTCGGGGCTGGTCCGGCTGCCGAGATAGACCGGGCGGTCTGGCGTCTTGCGGTAAACGCGGAATTCGCCGTTTTTCTCGCAAACCATGCAACCGCCCAATCGGGCGATGCGGCGCGATTCGATGAGTAGGGGGTGCTGGGTTTGGGCTGACATATCAACGCTCCGTGGATTGGTGCGTTCATAATTCCACGTATGGTGGAGTACGTCAACAACAAAATCCACGATTGGTGAATTATTTTTTGATCAGCGGGCGGCCCGGCAGGCGCGACGTTCTTCGATGTCTTTTTTCAGGGCGTCGGCAACGGTTTGCCACTGCATGTTGGCCGGGGTGTCCGGCCCGCCGCTGCAGAGGGGTTCGATGTGGTCAATGATCCAGCCCGGGCAGGGCAGGCTGGGTTGCGCGGTGGCCGGGCAGGGGTGGCTGCGGGCGAAGGCGTGGCGGGCGGCATTGCTTCGATGGGGCGGCGTGGCACAGCCGGCGAGCAGGGCGATTATTACCAGGATGACGACCGGGCGCATGCCGATCAGTCGTCGGCGTGGTCTTTTTGGGCGGCGGCGATGGCTTCGTCGCGGTCGTTGTAGCGGTACTTGCCATAGATGTATTGTCCGGCTTCGCGGCGGATGCCGTATCGGGCGACGAGCTGCTCGGGGGTTTCCGGTGGAAGACTGGGGAGAGGATCGAGATCAACGCCGCAGTGTTTACAGCGCGTGGCCTCGGCATAGATGTCTTCGGCGCACGAGGGGCAGCGCCTGAGCTTTCGGCGTGGCGCTGCCGGTGTATTGGCCTGGGCTGATGGAGTCGACCGTAGATCGCGCATCAGCGCGAGGAGAATCACGGCCAGCAAGGGTGAGATGAGCAGGGCCAGGAGCAGCCATCCGGCCCCATTTCGGCCGCGCTGATGGGCGAAGAACGCGACGGCGATTGAGAGTACGGCCCAGACAATAGCGTAGTCCATGAAATATTACCTTCTGAATATATCCCATTGGCAATACTAATACGGATGGCGAACTGCGGCCAGTCAATGTGTTCAGGCGGCTCTTTCGTCTTTTTGACTATCGCCGATTATGTAATCGCATTCAGCCTCCGCAACGCGATGCAGGGCCTGCTTGCCGCGCTCATCGAGCAGCTTGTACTTGGCAACCAGTGACTGCAGCCGCGGATCTCCCGGGTCATCGTCGATGGTGAGGAGGTAGCCGGCCGAAGTTTTCAGGGCAGCGGCCAGGCGCTTGGCTTCATCAACGGAAATCATGCGCAGGCCTTTTTCCCAGTTCGACAAGCGGGTGTTGGTCAGGCCGGGCACGCGGTCGCAGACCTCGCGCTGGGTCAGGTCGAGGGCTTTTCGAATGGCGGCAATGCGCCGCCCGGATTCTTCTCGGGTGTCCATGATTCAACGGTAATTCGCACCGTGGAGTAGCGCTATCAACCATTCGTGTACAAAATGCTTGCACAAATCCACATGATGTGGATAAATGGCGGCATGGACAAAATTTCCACGTTTCCGGAATACATCGCCGCCATCGGCATCGATGTCTTCGCCCTGCGCTACGGCGTCAAGCCGCGCACCGTTTCGAGCTGGCGCTATGGCGAGCGCACCCCGCGTCCAGATCAGGCCCGCGAACTGGTTATTAAATCGGGCGGCGATCTGACCATGGACATGATCTATCAGCCAGCGGCGGGAAGCCCAGAGCATTTCGAGGCGGCCTGATATGGCTATCGCCAGCTTGTCATCAATTGTTTTCACGTCGTCTACACAGTCGGTAAGGGAACTGCCGGCTGTTTTCCCGGGGCTGTTCCGCCCGGGCTTTTTATTCAGTCGTTGTCTGTCCGGTCTGCGTTCGGTGTGTTGCCGAGCCCAGCCTATTTTTTTTGGCCGTTTTGGTCTGTCCGCGGCTGTCCGTGATTCACGGACATGGGAGTCATCATGCAACTGAGCCTGCACCACGAAACCATCAACGACGCCCTGCGCGACGTGATCATCGCCGCCGGCGGTAACAAGGCAGTCGGTGCCCGGCTGTTCCCCGACTTGCCGGTCGAGCATGCCGCCGGTAAGGTCCGCGACTGCCTCAACCACGACCGCCGCGAGCGCTTCACGCCCGACCAGGTGTGCTACATCCTGCGCCTGGGTCATGAGGTCGGCTGCCATGCCGCCATGTCCTACCTGGCCCACTCGTCAGGCTACGCCAGCCCCGTCCCGGTCGAACCCGAGGACGAGGTGGCCAGGCTACAGCGTGAGTTCGTCGAGGCCAGCAAGCAGCTCATGCTCATGGCCTCACGCATCGATACCCTGCAGGCGAAGCAGACCATCCGCTCCGTCGCCTGACCAGCCCATGCCCACGCCCCGTCCCCCATTGGCAATAGAGGCCGCGATCACGCCGGCTTCGTCGATTTTTGAGGCTGTGCACCAACACGGTGCAATCCGGTGTTGCGGGTCCTCCCCAGCCATCCCTTGCGCGGGTAATTCGCAC